ACTGACCTAGATTTCGAATCGTGGCTTGAAACGATCGACATCGTGGAAATGGATGACGACCCAAAAGGTTCGTAGCACTAGGGGAGACTAGTGAGCATTGGAACATCGCCAATTTGGCGGTGGCGACAGGTATCGCGCCCAGCGTTCTTTTGCAGGAATCTGACCGCATGATTTATACGATGTGGATGGCGTTAAAAAGCCAGCGCGGTTCGTAATCAAACCAGCGCGACACGCTCCCACTTGGCAATCGCCACGTCAGGGTCTTGCGCGTAATAAGCGGCGCACAGATTTATGAGCGTTTGAATCTGCTGCTGATCAAGGCCAGCGTTATGGGCTTTGCGAATTGACTCGCTGATCCAAGGCAAGTCGGGGTCAAAGAAATGTTCGATGCAATTGCGCCAGAGGTTGCTGGCGTGTTTGATTTCGCCTTGCAGGAACAGGCCTGCGACTGCGCCCATTTCAAATTCGTAGATTGTGTCTTCGCCGTATCGTTTCTGCAAATCCCAGAGGGCTTCGTTGGAGTCGTTTAGGATTGCATCTTGAATTTCGATTTCAAGGTTTTTGATCGCGCCCATTATTTTAGGTTCTCCAAAATCTCTTCAACGGTGGTGTCTAGAAGGATGGCGAGGCGTTGCAGAAGCGCGGCTTTGCGAATGCGCTCTTTCTGGTCTGCAATGTAAAACTCGCTGTTTGGGTCATTTAGTCCGTAGTTCATTTTCATTCCTTTACTTGTCGCCTTGGCGAATGTTGCGAATCTTGTCGGCGGCGGTGGCGTAGTTTGACCAGATGTGCGAGCCGCATCCGCAGTCGCAGGTGATTAGCAGTTCGCCTGCTTTTGTGTAAACGCCTTCGGTGATCACGATGCCGTCTGTGGTGATCCAACTGTTACCTGTGTAACGCATCACGTTTTCGTTGAGGTGCTTTTTGATACTCTCGGTCTTGGTGTTCATTTTGCTATCCCTTCGTTTTGCGCCTTTCTGGCGTAAGACAACTATCCCGTAAACCAAGCCCAACAAGCAACTTCTGCCGCCCGTTTTTTATTACGATTTTGTAACGGTCGGTTAGACTAGTAGCATGCCCAACAACGGAATCAGCGTCTATGTCCCGACGTTCGTGCGCAACCGTTCTCAGTTCGGTATCGGGCAGAAAGACATTCTCGTTTCCGACATTCGTATCTTGCAGAAACGCCTGCGCGAGATTGATCCTGAACTGCGTAAGCAATTGGTGCGCGACGCGAAAGCGGTCGGTGTGAAAGCCGACGGGATTATTAAACCTGCCCTGCAAAGCATCCGCCCTTTGAGCGGCATGATCAATCCCAACAACCAAGGTCGCCTTGCGTGGAATCGCCAGCAGGCGAAGGTTGGTAAGTCGCTGCGTTCGGTTCGCATTGATACGACGCAGGTTCAGTTTCGAACTTCGACGGGAACGATGGCGCGCAAGTTGGGGCAAGAAACCACGAGCCTTGTTCGCGTGCGCGTTCTCTCTCCTTTGGCTGTGATCATGGACATGGCTGGTCGTGGCGGCGGTTCGTATTTCAACAGGGGTTACCAGAACTCGGGATACACCAGACCGTTTATGCGTGACGGCAAGCAGGTGCGCATGCGTTTGAACGGGCAGGGGCGCGGCATGATCCGTCAGTTGAGCGGTGGCGCGTCGCGTTACGTCTGGCCTGCAATCGAAACACGCAAGGCTGGCTTGGAAGCGGAAGTTAGAAGCATCATTCAACGTTACGAAGTTATCGCTTCAAGGAGGTTCGCCTAATGGCAATTATCGTTCCAGTCGCAACGAAGTTTGACGACACAGGTTTACGCAAGGCGCAGAAGAAGTTTGGCGGTTTTGGCAAATCGCTGAAGGGGCTTCTTGGTGGCGCGGCGATTGCGGCTGGTTTTGCTGCGGTTACTGGCGCGATCACAAGCAGCGTAAAGGCTGCGGCTGCCGACGCAAAATCTCAAAAGATTTTAGCCTTGCAGTTGAGGAACAGCACGAAAGCAACCAAGGCGCAGATTGCGGCGGTTGAAGAATATTTGGGCAAGTTATCCATGCAGGTGGGTATCCAAGACGACGAGTTGAGACCGAGTTTTGCGAATCTTGTGCGCCAAGTTCCTGACGTCAATAAAGCCCAGAAGATGTTTGCCTTGGCTTTGGATGCGTCGGCTTCGTCAGGTAAACCGCTGGGAACGGTTATTAACGCGCTAGGTAAGTATTACAACGGTAACAAAACCGCGCTGATCCGTTTGTTCCCTGAGTTGAAGAAGTCGTCTGACGCAATGGGTGATTTGGCTAAGTCGACTAAGGGTGCGGCGGAAGCGTCTGCTGATCCGTTTGCGAAATTCAATGTCGCCGTTGGTGAGTTGAGCGAGGAGTTTGGTCAAAAACTTCTGCCTTACGTTATTGAGTTCGTTAATTATTTGACGGAAACGGTTGTGCCAGCGGTTTCAGGTTTCTTGGAAGACATGGCCAATCCAAATACCGATACTGGTAAAGCGTTCTTGATGATCAAAGAAGCGATGGTTGGTAAAGACGGTAAGAGCGGCGTTTATGGAAGCGTGGTTTTACTGGTTCAGGCGATTGGCAACTTGTTTGGAACTTTGTCGACCAATGGAAATGCTCTTGATGGGCTTGTTAAGGCGATGGAGATTCTTTCGATCACGCTTGATGTAATTCTTTACAACATTGCCAGCATCATTAACCAGCCTTTGAGTGGTTTTGCTGATCGCGTTAAGAAGCAGATTTATGGTGCGGCAGCCATCGCTGCCGTTATTGGTCGCGAATCTTTATTTAGCAATGGATGGAAGGGGCAAGCCGCGCCAAATCAGACAGGTTTGTCCCCTCGTGCAATTGAGGGAAACTTTGCCAATGGTGGTGTCGTTATGCCGCGCGTTGGTGGAACGATTGCGCGCATTGGTGAGGCTGGTCAACCCGAAGCGGTCATTCCTCTTGATCGTTGGAAGTCGATGACGGGCGGCGGCAAGGGTGGCAGCACTTACAACATCACGATTGTTGGTGGCGGCGCGAATCTTGGGCAGACGGTTGTTGACGCAATCAAGGGCTATGAACGCACCAACGGTTCTGGCTGGAGGTCTTAATGTCCGTTCCCGTAACTAAGGTTGAGTTCGGGTTTACGCAATCGGGCGGTGCTTACGTTTATAACGACGTGACGGCTTACGTTCGTTCGGTTGAGACGAATCGTGGGCGTGCCGATAATTATGATTCGTTTGACGCTGGCGCGGCCACTATTGTTTTAGATAATCGTGGGCGTGAGTTTGATCCGACTTATTTGACGCCAACAACGACGCGCACCAACTTTGTGAAGAACCCGATTCCTTCGACATCGGCTGCGGTTTCGCCGCAGGAATCTTGGTCGATTATTAACCGAGGAACGGGTGGTGCTGGAACGACCACGCTGACCGCTGACGGGGCGTTTGATACCGTCACCACCGCCGCTTCAAGCATCGGTTATTCTTTCGGCGTTACGGGTTCTACGACCGCTGCGCGTATCCCCGTAACCGCTGGCCTCACTTATGTTGCGTCTTTTTATGCAACTTCAAGCGTGAGCGATACGCGTCGCATGGGCGCAACTTTTTATAATGCCGCTGGCACGAGCCTTGGTGAAAATTCGGGTGACATAACCGTTATGCAGGCAGGAATTGAGACGCGGATTACGGGAACTTTCACCGCGCCAGCAACTGCGGTTTCCATGCGTATTTATGGTGGCCAAACTACGGGTTCAATTATCCGCCCTTTGAACTCAACGATGTATTGGCGGCATGCGATGGTTGAGCAAACGTCAACGCTCGCGGATTATTTCGACGGGTCTGATCCTGACAACGCAAACATCACAAATTCGTGGTCTGGAACAGCGCAAGCCTCGTCTTCAACGCAGGTGATCATCCCTAGCCTTTTTGGTGCGGAAGTAAAACCTCAAGCGGCGGTTCGTGTCACCAGCGGCAATGTGGTGATTTTTAGCGGTTGGGTCGATTCTTACGCTTTCGATTATCAGGTCGCTGCCGACGCAACGGTCACGTTCAACTGCCTTGACGGGATTGCCCGTTTATCGGTGGCGGAATTGACCGCGCACACGCCTGCCGCTGAAAAGACCGACGTGCGTATCGGGAATGTTTTAAGCCGCAGCGAGGTTGCTTGGTCTGCCACCGCGCGCGATCTTGACGCTGGTGTGATCACGGTGGGAACGACGCCAGTCGATGAAGGCATTTCTGCTTGGGATTATTTGTCGGAAGTTGCCAACTCAGAAGGCGGCGCGATCTTTGTGGAACGCGCTGGTGACGTGGCGTTCAAATCGCAACGCGAACCAATCAGCGACCTGACCGTCTACACGTATCGTTATAACCGTTGCGTTATGCCTTCCTTTGAGAACGCGACCACGACGGTTGGTGGCGCGACTTGGTTGACGGGTGGCCGCACTTCGACCTACGCAAAGTATCAAACCTATTCGGCTACCGAAGCAACGTTTGTCGATCCAAGCGAACCGATTTCTGGCGGCAATGTTGTGGGGCAACGCTTCTACGATTCGACCAGCGGTCGCTGGGTGCAGAACGAAACTTACACGATTTCAATCTGGGTTTATCAATCAAACGTTAACGCGTCGAACGTTTACCTTTTTGCTGGTTCAGGCATTTTGGGTGTCGATGGGGACATGATCGACATCGTTGGAACTTCCGCTTCGTTGCGTGCGCCTGACGGTTGGGTTCGGTTGAGCGTTCAAATCACCCCGTCGCGTGCAAACAAACCGCTCTGCGTTTGGACAGCACGTGATTCGGGAACGCTTTATGCCGACGCGCTTTTGATCGAACCTTCGATTTATCTGGGCGAGTATTTCGATGGCACGACGAAACCATCGAACACGTCAACGGTCACTTATTTTTCAAGTTGGACAGGCACGACCGACCTTTCAACTTCGACGCTTGAAATTCAAACCGCCTATTCGGGTGAAACGCCCTACGCGGTTTACTTCGATGATTTGGGAACCAACATTCCGTTTACGGGTGTCCAGTTGGTTTACGGGGCGGAGTTCAATTACAACCGCGTTGTGGTGGTTAACACCGCTGGAACGGTTGTCGCTGTCGATACGCCTGCTGGTTCGGCTTCGGGTGTCCGCACGTTTACTCAATCGAACAATCTTTCGAATAGCCTTGCTGACGGAACTGCGGTCGCTAATTATCTTTTGGATTCTTACCGCGACCCTGATTATCGTTTCCAAATCCTGACGACGGAACTTGCTGGCTTGAACGGGGATGATCAGGTGCAGGTTCTTTCAACGGACATTTGGGATGCGGCAGACATCACTTACACCCCATCTTCGGTTGGCAGCGCATTGCACAGCATTGAACGAATCGTTGGCGTTGCGCATTCGATCACGCCTGACCGCCATCAGGTGACGTTGCAGTTGTCATCGTTTGGTTCACGGTTTATTTTGGATTCGACAACGCAGGGCGTGCTTGATCTAAGTCGCCTTGGTTCGCCGTCGTAGAATTGATTAGAAAGAGAGAGCAATGAGTTATAAAACATGGGTATCGGGTGAGGTTCTCACCGCGAGCGATTTGAACACGTATTTAATGCAGCAAAGCGTGCCGAACTTCGCTACCACCGCTGAACGCGACGCGGCTATCGCTTCGCCTGCCGAAGGCCAGTTCTGTTACGTTGCTGATCAAGACGCGTTTTTCGTTTACAACGGTTCGTGGATTGGATACGACAACACGTGGAAGTCGTGGACACCAACTTGGGCAAACGTCACCAAGGGAACGGGCGCGACAGAAACTTACGCCTACATCCGTTTGGGCAAACTGATCATTGCGCATGGTTCTTTGACTCTTGGAACTGGTGGCGCGGTCTCTGGTTCGGTCACTGTGACCATGCCTGTGGCGACTGCAACTTCAGCCATTTCAACTACCGCTGGCGCGGCGTTCTTTTTTGACACTTCAGCGAGCGCAACGTTTCAAGGAACGGTTGACATCGCAACGAACTCGACGACCGCTACGATTCGCGCGTCGGACTCTTCGACCACTTACCTTTCGCGAACCGCGCTTTCCAGCACGATCCCATTCGGTGCTGCTTGGGCTATCGGTGACCGAATCGGTTTCAACGTCAGTTATCAGGTGGCATAATGCGGAAACTATTTATTTGCGAGAACGAAGCGTGCGAGCAGGCAGGCGTTGAGTTTGTGCTCACCGATCCGCAGCGCATAACCACGTGCGGCGGTTGCGGCGTGATTTTGGAAGGCGTGGCTGTCGATGAGTGATGAACGCCCGACCACCAACCAAGCGTTACTGATCCGTTTGGAATCACGCCTTGCCGTTATTGAATCGAAGATTGATTCGATAGCCGACATTGAAGACCGCCTGCGCGAACTTGAAAAAGCGCGTTACCAGTCCGCTTGGATAATCTC